CTGATGATATTATGGTGGTAGAAGATATGGCTGCCACAGGTGGTACTGGTTATTGGCAAATAACTGCAACTGTGAACGAAGAAATTCCTTATGATACGATTGCTGAAATTGACGAGAATTTAAAGCAAGGTGAAATTGTAGAAGTTACACAAGGTGCAATCGGTAATAAGATTGGTACATTTAACCTTACAGTAGGCGATGATTTAGGTAGTAGATACTTAGATTATGATGCTGATGTGATTTATAACGACTTAAAAGACTTGTTTAGCACTTCATCAATTCAGAAAGATGCATTCTTTATTCGTGATTGGGGAATGGCAACCTTTGTTGAAGGTGGTGCAGTAGATGCCAAGGAAAGAGTATTACATGTTGGTATTGATTATACACAATACGTAACAGAAGATGGAACAGAGTTAAAGACTAAGGAATACGGTGCACATGAAAAAGAAACATTTGATGGTTACGAATATGTTACAACACGTACTGAGACAAATGGTGATACTGTTCATGTGTATAAGAAAGTTGTTACACCAACTACTACAC